ACAATGTCAGATGTTAAATCTGCATTGAAATTGATTTCATCTGTGTCTGCATCACCAACAGTGATGTTTCCACCCAATGTAATATTACCAGTAACATCCAAGTTACCAGTAATGTCAACGCCAGTATTTGTCGTTGCGAGTTTTGTAGACGAACCGTATTGTAGTTCTACCCCACTGGTTGAATCTACATTAAGAACACCAGTTCCATCATGAGCAATGATAGAGTTGCTACCATCATGATACAGTTGTAAATCATCAGAATCACCGAACTTTACTCTGTAAGTAGATGGGCCCGTTGAATCATCAAAGTCAATTACATTAGGCAAAAGGACTGTTGAAAGTCCACTTTGCAATTCTGCAACTGCTTCAATAATATCTGTTACTGCATTACCATTGACTGTGGCAGGAAGATTCGCAATGTCACCGACATCAGTTGCCAGTTCATTGAACTCAACTCTCCACTCTTCAAGAGTAAAACTTGCTGGGGTATTACGGTCTGCCATTAACTTTTATCCACTATTTTCAATAAGAGATTTTTAATTTCATGCATCTCACACTTTAGATTATTTATGTCTCTCACCGCATCCCTCAACTCATCTCTTTGTTCTTTTCTTGCTTTTGCTCTTGCAACAGCAGTCTCATATGCAGACACGTCTGTATTCACTATCGCACGAGAGTTTAAGTCTCTAACGAGGTGAGGATAATCTTTTACTTTTAAATACTCTGTCATATTACGTTGCCAGTGCGATTGCTCTAAGGTCTTTAATACGAGGAGGTTCTGCACAGTTAATACCTTGCATACGAATCTTAATTGCGAATGCAATAAATTCAGAAAGGTTACTTGCAGAGTATTCTCTCTCAATGAAATCATCAATGTCCACAGATGCGTTTACATTTGTATCTGGGGCACCAGTATCATTAAAGTATGTCCAACCAATTTCATCAAAGTCAGATGCATCGTCTGAACGAAGAACTTTATACATGACTTCAATTGTCGCACTATCAAACTTAACTGCATCCAAGAATACTTTAATAGATGTAGCAGGAGTTTTCAACTGTGCCTTACGAGTGATATAGATTGCCTCATTTGAATCACCATCTGGTTCTGTTGCAGAAACAAATTCTGCGGCAGGATATACATCCGAAGAAGTATCCACATTATCCAAACGGTTAGCAACCGCAACCACTGTTTTTCTATCCAAGTCAACAATAGGTGACAAGTTTTCTTTATTAGAAGTCATCGTAAAGATAAGTTCAAAAGATTTATTACCAGACAATTCGTTTGTTTCGTTTACTGGTGAACAAATAATTTTAGGGTCTTCAAAATAGAAGTTATCTGTAATTGGAACAGTCTGTGCTTGTGACAGTGATTGTTTAACAAACGACTGTTGAGAACCACTTGGAGATGTTCCAGAAGTTGTTCTTGTCTTTGCAGAAATACTTGTATCTGGATGTTCAATTACTGGAACCAGAGTTTGCATTGTATCAAGCAATGCGTTCTCAGTTGCAGTTACAGAACTTCCACCCTTTGTTCCATCAGATGTTGCAGCAGTTGTCGTTGAAATAGTATACGAGTCAATCTGAATATCTGCAATACCTACATGTTCTTTATTGATTTCTGTCAAAGGAATTCCATTCAACATATACAGTTCAACCGTTGCACCACTACTATGTGCGGCAGCAGTTCCTTCAACTGCACGAGTCATTGAGGAAATAGTTGTTCCAGAAATTGTTCCAGACATAACCTCAGAACCAATCTTAACATGAACAGTTCCAGAGTTAGGGAAACCAGTATCAGAAGTCAAAGTCAATGAAGTTGCAGAGTCAGTAATCGCACCATTCAATGTTGTTGAAACACCAGAAGACACACCAGCAATTATTACGTTGTTTGAAGACGAATACATGTGATGGTTTGGATGAGCAACCTTAACTTTCTGAACACCATTAAATGTTCTAATTGGATTTTCAGCAAGGGTCTTGACAGGAAGTGCAGCATTTGTTAGAGTAACAGTTGCAGTCTTAGACGTGTCAAAAGATGCACGATATAACTTGAACTTCAAGTCTTCTAAGTCATATGCACTCCAAGTTGTGTTGTTCTGTGACTTGAAGAGAACACCCAAATATGGTTGTTCAGATACAAGACGTGAACCACCCACATCAGTTTCACCCATTCGTGAAATCCATGCAAAGTATTTTTGTGAATCAGTAAAGATAACGATACAGTATTCTACACCGTCTTTAACATATACTGGTTCATCAAATGTAAATGTTGTCGGAACAGATGCATCATCCGATAGAGATACATCAGCAGGTTCAAGTGTCTTAGAACCAAATGGAAGAACCTTAGTTGTTGGATAACCATTATCCATCTCACGAATCTGACATGTAACAGGAAGGTCTTCATCCTTACCTTGGAAGAAGATATCAACCTTAGTCAAATACTCACCACCCTCTGCCTGAGGCATAAAGGATTGTGCAAGTGGATCCCACCATCCTACAACATCGTTTCTTCTATCTGTTCTAGTAACATTCTCTGATTGAGAAACGTTACGAACTTCAACTCTTGCGTTACGAGTTGCAATAATAGTTTCTTGAACTGTATTCAGAATACCAGTTGCAGAATAAATTGCTTGTGCAAATGTTTCTGGTTCTGGGGCAGTCTGGTTTGTTTGTGATGAAGTCAATCTAAAGACTCTATCACCAGTTCTAAATCTTGGGTTACCAGTTTGATTTGGGTCTGGAATTCTAAATGTTCCTTCAATCTTACCAGCAGCAGATGTGACCAAGTTGTCACCTTCTGAACCACCACTAGGAGTAACCAGTGAATTAACATTTGACTTATCGAAGAATGCATATACCTTTGTCAAAGGTTTCATACCAGTGACAGTGAAAGTAATATTTCTTGCACGAATGAAAGGAATCAATGCACGAGATACAATACGGTCACCTTGTGACTCTGTATCAATCTGTGGAACCACTGTAGTTCTTACACCAGTTCTTGTTCTTGTTCCCTGTTCAGTTGAAACGGTTGTTCTAACAATCGCACGTCCAGGCACAGAACGAGATGCAGCAGAGTTAAATGAAGTGTCTCTCCAAGTATTTGAAGTTGATGTTGTTACACCAGACCATTGTGTCTGCCATGCATTCCAAACTGTTCCTAATGCGTTTGCATTTTGAGCAAGAATAGTATCGAAGTTACCTTCTCTGTTGACAATCAAATCTGGAAGTCTAGTAGTTTCAAACCACTCATCACCAGAAGGTGAAATTCTACAAATACCCGCCCATGCAAAAGATAGGACAGGGTTAAGGTTTTCAATACGAGTTGCATACGGTTGATTAACTGTCACCGCATGTGTATAAGGAAGTGTCAGAACATCACCAGTTTTTTGATACTGGTCATTTGTTCTATCTGAATCTGTTGTGTTCTCTTCTTCAAGAGTGATACCCTTCATGAAATATTTCGGACGAAGTTCACCATTCTGCATGTCAATAGAGTTTCTGTAATCTGGGTGTTTAACGTTACCAGTAGCATGACCAGCAAAGTTATCTACCAAGAAACCAGATTTGAATCTATCAAAACCATCTGCATCTTGAATTTGAAGTGACTGTGCATCTTTCTCAAGTAGGTTCAATGCAGTGTAGTATTCCATGTTCTCAATACGAGCTTCAAGTTTACCAATGTCACGCATTGTGTATCTACGGTTGTTCACAGAAGTATATGTTACGTCTGCGATATCTACAACGAAAGCAGGCAATGTAATATCAGAAATCTTCATTGCATCATCAAGTGGTTTTGGAGTTGTTGGTGCTTCAGCAGGAGCACCTCTTACAACTTTAAACTTACCATCAGCAGCAAGGAAGAGTGAGTCTTTACGTCCCACATAGAAATCAAAGTCATAGACAAAGTTTGAGTTATCTTTAGGAATGTTCGTTGTTGAAGAACCTGTTCCAGCAAAAGAACGAGACTCTAAGTTGAACGACATTGAGGTAACTTTGTAAACTGTCTGAGACTGAATTGTTTGAGTTGTTGTTGAAGCATCTGCAACACGAGGTCTGAAGTCAACAGCATCTCTCAAGTCATATTCACCAGTAGGTTCTGCAACCTCTGGGTCAACACGAGTAGCAGAGTATGTTGGAATATCTTTATAGTCAATTGAACTATAAGAGTCAACAGTAAAGAAGTCACCAGTTCCGTGTGTGAAGTAATCAAATACAACCATCAGTCTACCCAAAGGAGTAACCGTGTTTGCTTTGCGAACTAGTCTACCAATATCATAGTAGTTATCTCTCTGTCCAGTGTCAAGAGTAAAGTTTGTAGTAATCAAACGTGACCCTTCTGTGAAGGTATCTAGTGTAGCAGTCTCTCCACTTTCAGCACCAGTGATT